CTTGAGCCAAACTAATAAACTGTATAAATTTATCTGTATCTACGTTTGAATTTAGTGCAGTGTTTTTGACTAAATCTGATCTCTTAATAAATAGTGCTTTTGCCATTACTCTTCTGTGTTTATTGTTTCTTCTTCTATTATCTCACTATCTCCTTTTTTTATACCAGTTTCTTTTTCAACTTCTGCGTCTGTTATAGCATTTGTTAAGTCAGTAAATTCTAAGGGTTGTAGTGTTTTAAAGTATATGTCTAATTCAATTCCGTTATACATTAATACTTTTTCTAATTCGTCTAATATGGTAACTTGCATTGGTCTTATAACTGTATTGTCCATAAGTAAAGATGCTGTTTGTAATTCTTCAGCATTATTACCTAGTCCAGTATTGTCTTTTATACCAACAAGCATTGGTGATACAATTCTGTGAGATACCATAACTTTTCTCATAGATTCATCACTAAGAAATTTATATTGCTCATGTGCATCACTTAGTATGACTGGCTCAATACTTGCAGACAGCTCTTTGCTATCGTTAAATGCCAATATAAATCTACCAGCATTAGAAGAACCACTAAACTTTTCTTGAATGTTTTGTTCTATAAGAGACCTTTGTTCTTCTGTAGGAACACCGTTATTGAAGTTAATAAGCATACTTGGAGCAAGACCATTCTGTATGTTATTTATATGATAATTCGCTATCTCTTCTTCTAATTCTGCATACTGTAATCCTCCTTGATAATCTACAGGAGAATAATAATAAAATCCAGCTCTATAAGGTTTGATATATAATATCTCTAATCCTGACTTACTTGTTCCAAATGCAGGTATTCTTTTAGGTTGACTTTTAAAAGTAACCTCTGACCAGTCTTTAGCATAGTAATAACCCTGTATTTCACCCTTGTTATTTGCCTTCTCTGCCCTTAACGTCTCTACAGGTATATGTTCTACTTGTACAATCTTTTTCCTATCCTTAGAATAGATTATTTGAATTGCAGCTTGACCCATCATTTTATAGTCGTAGCATACTTTTTTCATACAAGACTTGGTAAAGAGTTCTTTCATTTCTATATAGTCAGCTTCTTTCTCTTTACTATCAACAGCATCTATTCCTTTACCGTATATCATTTCAGCTATACCATTAATAGCAGCATTATTTGTAGGACTGCCATTATATCTGTCTATTAAATAACTAAAATAATTATTATCATCACCATATTCTACCCAGTCTCTATTGTATTGCTCTTTTATTTCAGGTCTTGTATAAGATGACATATTGACTATATGTATCTTTCCTTTTTCAGCTTTTGGCAAAGGTTTACTATTATATCTTTTTCTTGCCATTTTATTTACTTTTTTCATATTATTACAAAATCGTTATCGTATGTGTTTTCTGTTGTATATTCTCCAGAATGTACATCAAAGGTATTAAAATTAGTTTGGTCTGTGCAAAAAATAGAGCCTCTATATATAATTACAGAACCATTTTTTATGGCAAATGAATAAAATCTGCCTTCAACTAAAGAAAAACTACCTGTAATAGTCATATATCCGTTTGAATTAGATACAGAAACAGAAACGGCACTTGTAGTCCTTTTAGATTTATCAGTTAGCTCAAACGTAACTGAGCTTTCTGCACTTCTAGGAATTACCTTAAAACTCTGAGCGTCTGTTGATGTTGTTAATATTACCATATTATAAGTAACAAATAATCTGTAATTTGTTTTAATAAAAAAAGGGACACCGAAGCATCCCTTAATTTAACCTAATTAAATTTAGTTATTATGAATTAGTACCTACTGTTACAGTTACAGTTGCACTAGACATTCCAGCGTATGGGTCAGCAGATGTAGGTGATGCTACAAAGTTAGCTGGTTTTACTTCCATAGCAGATAAAGTAAGTGTGTAACCACTTAAATCTCCCATAGCAGCTCCAGTAACTATAGTACCTCCAGATACATCAGCTCCATGTTGTAATCCCATCACAAACACATTACCGTTATAATCTTCAACAGCAACATGAGGTCTTCCGTAAGCTAATAATTTTAATTCTTTATTATCATCTGTAGACAGTTTATGTAGTGTTAAATTTAATGTTTGTTCAAAGAATGTAGTTCCATTCTCTCTTGAAGACGTAATGTTTTGTTCAAAAGATGAGTTTCCTTTTACTTCATATTTGAAGGCGGTGAAAGTTCCAGACAAATCCGTTATTTCATCGTCAGTTTCTGTAACCGTACCTAAATCTCCAAAATCAGTAAAATAAACAGCTCTTATGCCACCAACAACATCTTTACAAGGTTCTTTTCTACCTAATGATAAATCGCAAGCCATAGTTTATTGTTTTTTATAAAAAAAGGGTAAGTAGGCATTTACCCACCTACCCTAATTTTTGGTTAATTTAATTTATTAAGAATATAGTACAATGTCTGAACCAATTCCGTACTGAACACCAGCAGTAAATCTCATAACAACTCTTACGTTTTGAGAACCATCTAGGTCAGCCATGTCGATTAACTTAACTTCGTTGTGGTCAGATAAAAGACCTGTTCCGAAGAATAAGTTAGATTTTTCAGCAGCAACAGCTTTGTTGTCAGCTAATCCGTTAGCAACAAATAATTTTACACCATCAAAAGATAATGCTCCATTTTGCCACCACATAGTACCTTGATTAGATACACCGTTAGCACCGATGCTAGATACGTTTTCAGTTCCAGCAGCATTTTCTAAGATTCCAAATCCTCCTAAAGCTCTTACATAAGCTCTAGCAATGTTTTGAGATACATAGATGTATAAATCTTCTTTTCCGTATAAAGCAGAAGGAATAGCGTCAACTATTTTTCCTAGCTCTCCAATTACGTTAGCAGAAGTTACAGTTCCAGCAGCAACGTCAATAACGTCACCGTCAGCACCTAATAAAGTAGCAAATCCATCGAATTCACCAGCATTAGCGTTAACACCTGACCAGATGTTGTTTTCTGTTTTTTCAGCAACTAATCCAGAAACGTGACCGATTAAGTAGTCACTGAATTTAGGAGGTAAGTTGTCAAAAGCAGAGTATCCCATAGATACAGCTTCCCAGTCACTTCTAAAGTCTTTTTTACAAAGCTCTAGGTTTACTTGGAATTCTTCTGGTTGAAGGATTCTTTCAGTTAATGTAATAGTTGCAGTATCAGTGAAATCACAAGTTGCGTCTTTAATTACGTTAGCATCAGTAGCAATTTTCTTGATTACTTCTTTGAACTTTACATTTGGTTTGATTTCAATACCACCTCTGTCAAGTGTAACACCTGATAATAAAGCAGCAGAAATGTACTTGCCTGCAAATTCGCCAGCGTAAGTACTTGTAATTGATGTAGTAGTAGCCATTTTTTAATTAATTTTAGTTTTTAGTTTATTTTAAATTAGCAATTCTGTTCATTACTCTATCTCTAGTGCTCATTATCTTGTTTTGACCAAAAGATTTAAAGTTTTGTTTTACTTCCCCTTCAGGGTTGTGTGAGATTGGTTCTGAAGCTGGTTCAGCAGATAACTTTTCTATTTCTTTTTGCATAGATAGTTTTTCTTCACCGTAACCTAATTTCATTTCTTCAATCATACCTTTTAATTCAGAGATTTTAGATTCAAATTCGTCTCTTCCAACGTATTTCATTTCATCCATCTCAATTTCTTCAGAGGCTTCCTCTATTACAGGAACTTCCTCTTGTAAATCTTCAGATACAACTTCTTCAGAAGATAACTCCTCTTTTACTTCTTCTTGACAAGCAAGTTCAGTAAGTTCTTGAGATAGTTTTTCTTCTTCTTTAATTTGCTCCGAAAGATTTACTTCTTGATTCACCTCAACTTCTTTTACTTCATCTTTCTTAACTAAGGATAGTTTTTCCATGATGTCGTTCAAAATTGATGTAGCTTTAGTGTTTTCCATAAATTTCGATTTATAAATTAATTTATCTTACTTAATTAACTGTATATAAAAACCTTGTTAGATTTTTATGCTTTTTTCTGTATTATAAACCATTCAGAACCATCTGACCAAAGCATTAATCCTTCATAAGAAACATTTAAATCATAATAGTCAGATGAACCATCTAATGTTTGACCAGCTATAGGAGTTAATCTCACTCTTGTATTTGTGTTAAAACCTCCATTTGTTACTATTCTTATAATTCTGTTTATGTTTTTAGTTGCAGTAGCGTCTGGTAAACTTAAAACCATATTTCCAGAACCACCTGACCAGCTTAATTTAATCATTCTTGAGTCATCATAAAGAGAATCGTCTAAATCAAGATTAACACCATCAGAAGCAGTAATATCTGTGTTATGAATATAATTTATAACTTGACTTATAGTTGCTTTTTTAGTTTCGCTACTTTGAACTAATGCAAAACTTTCTGTTCCTTGTAATTCTGTAGCTGCATTTAATTGTGATATTTTTTTTGCCATTTTTTATACTTTTATATTATTACCATTTTCTTGTTGTAAATAAGTTCCTGATTCAGTAAGCAATAAATCTTCTCCATACAAAGAACCTACTCCTTGAGCCTGTAGAGAACCATCACAACATTTCTTTGAGTAAGTTCCATCTTTACACAAACAACCTCTTCTTGAAGAACGAGGACTTGTTCTGCTTGGTGTTTTTTTATACTTTCTTCTCATTATTTCTTTTTAACACAATTAGGTCTTCTTTTACCATCTATAATCTGATAACCTTTTTGTTCATAGCCATCCCAACAAGGACTCT